CTTGTGGGTCTCACGGTAGGCGGCCTTCTTGGCGGCCAGCTCCTCCTTGTGGGTCTCACAGTAGGCGGCCATCTTGGCGGCCAGCTCCTCCTTGTGGGTCTCACGGTAGGCGGCCGAGTATTTTCTGCGCTGTCGTTTTTGATGGAGCTGCTTATGATCGAGCTGGTCGGCAGCAACAAGCTCATCAAGCCATTTGTCAATCTCTTTATTCTCAAAACCGGCCGAAAATTCAGCGTCGACTTCTTTTTCGATCTCTTCGTCGGAGATCCGCATCTCTTCCAGCTCTTCCGGGGTAAATAATGGGCGTGACATTACGTGATCCCCTTTCCCGTGCTGATTCCCAGCAACTCACCGACTTGCTTTTCAGTCAAGCTCACGAATTCATCCTCATGGGTGCCGACAATCAGCGCAGATCCGACGATAAAATCGGCCGTATGGACATAATAGCGAAATATTTTGGTTGCCAGAATATTTTCGTCCAAACCTTTTAATTTGCAGTCTTCGTCGATAATCATGGTAAATTCATCGGCAATCTGCACAGTCTCTATGTATCCGCCGACATGATCCTGCAGAGCTTTTAAAGTGTCATCGATTTCAATTGCATGAGACAAGCCTGGCTTGATTTCAAATGCAGTCATCTCAAACACACTTTCACTACACCAGCAATTATTGCGAGGTTACTGTCGCATTCAATATTTGCGATTTTTTGTCCGCCTTTTTTATAGCTGATTATTATGGTTTTACCCTCAGAGGTAAGCTCCACACTCTTGATGCTTTCGTCTGCAAGTTTCAAGAACTGTTCTAACACCCAAAAGAATAAAAGATTTGAAGCCGTATTCTCGCCCATTTTTTCTTTTTTACCCGAAACCCGCAGAGCCGCCTCGGCCTGACCCACATATCGATTGCGCGGGGCTTTTTGCGGCAGTGCCTTTTCCATATCTGCCACTGCAGCCTCAAAATCAGGATTAACGGTAATGGCGGGCTTGCCTTTTGCGGCTGCAATTTTTGGCATGGTAATGCCGAGCTGGCTACGCTTTGCGTAGACATCGTCAATCGTAACGCTGAGTGCTAAGGCAATTTCTTTGTTTGGCACGCCACCTTTGGCAAGAGCCTCGAGCTGCTTAATCTTTTCGTCCGACCATTTCATGTTTGCTTCTCCTTCCTAAATTTTGCTTCTCATACTCCGTCAGCCTGCGGAATTCGCACGGACTGACTATGCCGGTGTAGATCTCGCCGGTGTGTCTGTAATATCTCCCGTCCAGACGGTAGCCAAAAAAATACCGACTACCCACGTGAAATAATGCTGTGACGCCCTCAGGCAGTTCCTCAATCGGGGTCATTAACCCATACATGGCTTGTCCTCCTTCAGAAGCAACCGTGATTGCTCTCTTCATCATACTTTTCCCGCTCTTCCTCGGTCATTGCTTCGTACCAGTTTTTAGGGATTTCAGAACATATCTGTTGTGTTTCAGAACTGCAAAGCGCTGTACCGGTCTTATTTTCTTCCAAGCTTTCACCTCCACGTCATTTTTCCGCTCGGGGATTATCCTTCCGGTGTCATGAATCTGACGAGGTCAATTACGGAAATGCGTATTGTGCCGTTGTCGCTGCCCATGCGTTTTGCTTTGATGGCCCCGGCTTTGAGCAACTCGTACATTCGTGTGCGCCCGAGGTTGAGGCACTTCGCTGCCTGCGTTGAATTGAGGTAAGGTCCGTATGTCGCGGTGATCACTTCAATCATGCTGGGCAGCTTGTCTATTTTCTTGGGTTGCTGATATGCTTTGAAGTCCGCCTTGGGCATCCTGTTTCACCTCCTTCCTGATTTGCTACTATGTGTGGTTAGGCGTTGGCGGGTGTTATGGAATCCTGCTTTTCAAACAGATACGAAATATCCTTATCGTTGAATAAATGTTCCTTTATTTTTACGGCTTCATCTAAAGTGAAAGGATATTTCCCGTTTATTTTTGTGCTAACAGTAGATACTGTTTTGTTTAAAAGCGTCGCTATGTCCTGATTGGCAATATTCGCCCTCGCCATTTCGGCAAGTAAATTCGCATATCTCATATTTACACCCCCTTTTTATGTGCGATATTTCGTTCACCTACTATATATTAAATGATATTTCGCACAATGTCAACTACTTTTATAGATTATTTGCGAAATATCACAAATATATATTGCAATCCATTTCCAAATGTTTTATACTATTTTCAAAGGTGGGTATCAGATGAACAGAGAAGATAGAATATTGCAGCTTATTAAAGAAAAGTTTAAAAGTGTTAGAGAATTTTCAAGTGTGAGCGGAATACCAAACTCAACAATAGTAAGCATGTTAAAAAACGGTTTAGGCGGTACAAGTGTAGATACCGTTTTGTTAGTTTGCAAATTATTAGGTATATCTATTGAAGACTTGAACAGCACAAAAAATAAGCCCCACGCCGAAGCGCAGAGCTGTCCCTTGTATGAGAAAATCGGAAAACTCGATGTAGAGGACACTGGAAAAGCTGAAGCTTATATTGACGGGCTGCTTTCTTCTCCTAAATATGAAATAGCGTCGGGAAAAAAGGCGTAGTAATAGATCTATTTGCGTATGTCCCGAAAGGGTAAAATACATAAAAGGAAGTGGAAAATTATGGCGGTTGTTCTTTTCTTGCTTTTCCTGGCATCCTTCATTGCTTTCATCGTCGGTCTGGTTAAACCGAAGCTTGTTTTGCCTAAAAAAATATCTAAGAGGGTATACGCATTAATCTATTTAATAGTTTCATTTATGTTTTTGGGTATTTCAATCGGGCTGATGTCGAGTGATGCGGCGGCTAACTTCGCGAGCTCCTCGCCTACGAACCAGAATGTGCAGACGGCGTTAAGCGGCGACAGCAAGTTAAATAGCGTTTCTGTAGAGGGCACCACGGTTACGGTTACGGATTATACCGATTCAGTGTTGACGCTAAAGTCATACGTTCAGTTAAATCAATCGGATTCGGCCGATGTCTTTGAAAAAGTATTCAAAAATAAGAAAGTAAGCAAAGTGATATATGTATCTAAAATTGGCGAGACGGATTCATATGGCAAAACGATAAAAGTTACGGCGTTGACCTCGACGATGCTCCGAGCTGATGCGGATAAGGTATCAAGTTGGGATACTTTTAAATTCGAAGATGCAAAACAATATTATGGAGTCGTCGATTGTGCGACAGCGTTAGACTCTCAGGTCAATGGGCTCAGTGCCGCCTGGACTCAGAATCTGCTTGGGTAAAATAAACTTGCCCCGTCCAGCAGGGCAGGGTAGAGGTGATCTTATGGCCTATAAACCGAATAAAGATGGATACTACCGCGCGACGATCGTCGTCGGACATCTGCCCGACGGCCGGGAAAAACGGGAAAACATACGGTCAAAATCCCTGACAGAGTTTAAGGACAAGCTGCGCTCCGCTCAGAATATGCGTGATCTTGGATATGACTTCGACGCTAAAAATATGACGGTGGGGGAGTGGGCCGATCGTTGGTTTGAGGTTTACAAGCGTCCTCGTGTCAGCGAGGGAACGGCGACGTCATACGAGATAGACATCCGGCTCCATATTAAACCGGCGATTGGTGGCTATAAGCTCTCGGATATAAAGCCCTATGTTCTGCAGGAGTTTCTCAATACATACAAGGGCGAGAGTATGAGCCACGTCTCAAAAATTCGGTTATGCCTCAAAGAGATTTTCCGGCGAGCTCGTATCGACGGTATGATTATCAAAGATGTATCTGAGGATCTGCTGATGCCTGAGACGATAGCAGGAGAGAGACGTCCTCTGACTGACACAGAGCGCTCGAGCGTGTTGAGGGTCGCGGAAACACACCGCGCGGGCCTGTGGGTGCTCACGATGCTTTACGCGGCACTGCGCCCGGAGGAGACTGTCGCACTGATGTGGAGCGATATAGACCTCACTGATGGCAACGAGACAATTACGATCAGGCGCGCCGCTTATTGGTCGCACGGTATGCCTGAGATAAAAAAGCCCAAAAAGAAAGAGAATAAACAGGGTAAGGAGGCGGAGCGGACTATTCCGATCCCGCTCGAGCTCTCGGAGCGATTACGAGCAGCAAAGCATCGCGGCTTGTTTGTTTTCCCTCCAGCTCAGTCTAACGGGATGATGTCCCGGACCTATCAGGTGCGCATGTGGAGCTCGTTTCATCGGGCCGTCGATATCTACATGGGCGCGACTATGTATCGGAATAAGATTATAAAGCCCATCTTTGACGAGGATATTACGCCGTATTATCTGAGGCATTCGTGCTGTACTTATTGGTTTGAAATGGGACTTGATCTCAAAACGGTTCAATACCTTATGGGGCATGTGGATATCAAAACCACAGCGAACATTTACATGCACTTTATGAGCCGCAGTCTCGAAAAGGCCGGGGACGTAATACGGGGAAAACTTGACGCGTGCCAAGCCCGTGCCACTGAATAAATGCGAAAGCGATAGAATGACTTACCTATGCGGTTTACACCGACAGGCCGGTTTGACTACGAATCAAAGGGTCGGAGGTTCGAATCCTCTCGGGCGCACCACTGAAAAAGGCTCACAAACTGGCTTAGATGTGACGTTTGTGAGCCTTTTGATTTTGTATTTTTGTTCAATCTGTATCATCCTGTATCAAAAATTATCGCGCGCCACGTGCCAAAGACGTGCCAAATAAACAAAAAGAAAGCCCCGCTGCTCTTACGAGTGGCGGGGCTTTAATTATAGCGTGTTTCGCCGAGTATGTTAGTATGTAAACATACCAACTATTAAAGGCTGGTTGGATCGGTCGGGTTGTTTACCACGCCGATGATGACAAGCAGCTGCAAAACTGTCGCCGTGACATTGCCGACATACCCTGCGTCAAGGCCGATTGCTTTAAACGCGCCTGTGAGCTGAAGGATTGCGATAACCTGGGCGACTATTGCCGTCCATAATACCGCCGACTTCCACCGTGACTGTTTTGCTGGGGTTGAGGCTGCCGCTACCGGCGCTGTGGTTGGGGTTACTACTGTGTTTGCGTCCATTGTTTTTTCTCCCTTTTATTTTAATTTGTTTATGCTTTATCTTCTTTTCGGTTAAGGTACCCATAAGTTTTGTCTCTGATTTCGTCTATGCGGGCATGGGCTTGCTTTACCGACTCTTCGGTACGGATGACTCGCTCAAATATATCGTCAAGTCGTCTGTCGCTCGCATCCATTTTGTCAACGATACTTATCAGCCTTTTGTCAATTCCGATTAATGCATCAGTCAGCCTCTTGTCGAGTTGACACAATACTTCTGTGGTTTTCCCATATTCCTGTTGGTGCTCATCCCGTCGCGTCCGGTCAGAGGAGGATTTTTGTTGAATCATCACCACCAGACTTATAAACGCAACGACTAAGCCGCCAGCAGCCAACAACATGTATGCTATATCTCCCATTCGTCATTTCCCCTTATAATTTAATCAGCGACCCCCAAGTTTGCGGCCCGACTTTACCGTCGACCTGCAGGTGGTGTGCGGTCTGGTACGCTCTGACTGCCGCGAGCGTTTGCGGGCCGAACCTGCCGTCTATCTGAAGTCCGCCGAGGCGATATTGCAGGTAGTTGACAAAGCTGCCCGTGCTCCCATGCGAGAGAACCGGATTGACGCCGGTAAGCGAGGCATATGCGTTTTCACATTGTTTACCCCAAATGCCGCTGTCAACAGTGAGATTCATGAGCTTTTCGAGGCGCACGACCGCCTGCTTCGTTTTGGGGCCGTTGATACCGTCTTCGGCAAGCGCCTGTCCACTGTCGTCGTGAATTTTTATAACATTTAGCTTGTGCTGGCAGGCTTTTATTGCAGGGTCACCGCTCGGAGGCACCGGAGCTGGCGTAGGAACCGGAACCGGAACTGGAACTGGCGTAGGAACCGGCACGGGCGCTCCATAAACAAATGACTGCGGCAGAATGATGCCCGTCGTGAATTCATTGAGGTCTACGGCTTTGCCGCCAACTTTGCCGCTCCACGAATACTGAAAGCCGAGCCAGGTTTCAATTAAACCATTTTCGCCCGGTGCATTGGGATTGCGTATATCCGCTATCCATGCGTCCAATTGCTTTATATCTGTGGTTAAATGCTCCTGAATAAAGGCGGTGTTTGCGTAGACGATGACTTTTGCGCCAGTAGCCGCCTGCACGCAGTGTGCCCAGTCGAGGGCCTGCGCCGTGACCGTGGCAGCGTCGACATTGTCATGCCATCCGCCGAGTTCGCAGTCGAGTGCAATTGCGCAGTCAAGCATCTGGCCTTTTATCTGATTTAGAAAGTTTGTAACCTGGTCTGAAATAGTTGAGACCTTGTAAAAATGTGAGAAGTGATATGCGCCGGTATGCAGGCCAAGCGCCCTGATGGCCGGATTGAACTGTTGGAAAGATGCGTCAATGACCGTGCTGCCCTCTGATGTCTTCATATAGACAATCTTCTTACCCTGAGCCGCGATATCATTGAATGCTATGCCCGTTTCATAATGTGAGATGTCTATGCCGGGCAGGTTTGCGGGGTTTCTTTGTTGCATGAATTTTTACCTCCTAAAATTGATTATAAAAATACCGCCCGATGGCGGTTAATAAACGATAATATAATTTACGACTGTATAGGGTTGTAGGTTGTTGTGAGCGCCGCGTAAGCCTTTGTTTGGCGTGTCGAGTTTTTTAATGTTCATAGTTGCTCCTTAATAAACAATAAGATAATTAACTGCAATATTCACAGGCCTTGTTTCATTTGCGGTTCTCGGAGTACCGTTTGTACCGTCCGTTATCGGTGAACCAACCGATGTGTTTAATGACGCAGGGTTCCATCCTGAACCGCTGGTCCCGTTTACCCAACCAATACCCATATCGTGAGCTGCTAATGTGCCGGATGTGCTATGAAAATGGTTTTGAATTGCATCTAATTGAGAAGTTCCTAATACTCTTGTACCACTTGCACCCCTCAAAAACTGGTCTCTTAAATCGGGCAGTCTGAATGTTGTCGAACCATCACCCACTGAAAAACTACCTTTTGCGCTTGCACTCCATGCCGCTTCGGAAACAATGTTGCCACTTGTTACCGCAAATGCATATAAATCAGCATAAGTTGCCCGAGAAATCAATTGACCTTGCAATAAAAGAGTTTGAGCGGGCGCAGTTGACTTTAAACAGGGTCCAATATGTCCAACCGGAAAGATAGCGTACGTCCGCGCGGCGGCGTCGATCTTGCTCATATCTGAATTGTAGTCGCTCCGGGTGGGCTTGTCCGTGCCGAGAAACTGGCTCAGTAGTAGTTTTATGGTTTTATTTGTGCTTGACATGGCTCTGCCTCCTTTAAATTATGCTATCGCGTTTTGTTATGGTTAGGGCGAACGGCCCTTTGGGGTTTGTTGCTGTCTTGTCGATGATTACGTCAATATGGGCGTTTGTGACCGGCGGCACGTTTTGCTGACCGCTAAGGTCTGGCCCGTTGTTAAAATCAAATCCGGTAATGGCTTCCACGACGGCCGACTCGTCGAAATAAAATATGGTCGTTATATCACTATTTGATCGGATCGGAGGCGTCACGGACGGCGTACCGCTGGTGCCTGTGCCCTCGGCGCCTCCGCCGATGCATGTCGCGATAAAGTCCATTTGGAGTAGGCTCGCGTTCGGGCTTTCCCCGTTTAAAAATGCCGCGATTTGATTTTTTGCATTTTGGTTCAAAAGATTTGCCACCACTGACCACTCCTCTATTACGTTTTCGAGCTGGGCGCATGTTTGGCCGAGTGCCTCGAGGGCGCCCCACGTCAAATTGCGGGCCTCAAAAGCGTCCCATGTTTCGGGCTGTGTGATCTCAAAATCGACTGTGCTCTGTATGCTGATCTCGTTATACGCATAGCGGCCGTCAGCCGCCGGAAAATCGGTGCCTATTTTAAAAGACGATTTTTGCTGGGTATATATCAATGCTTTTAATTTATCCCGGTAATTGATATTTGAGGCCTCGATCTCGTACTCCCAAACAAGGCCCCCTGCATCGTTTCTGATAATTGACGCTGTGATCGCGCCCACTTTATAGTCCCCGCTTATGCCGTAATACGGTATGCTGCTGTCGCGTAGGGTTTGCCCGACTTTGTAGCCGGGCACGAGGGTCTTGAATTTCACTGACATGGCCCGCTTGGCATTATCCCGGAGAAAATTCACGCCTGCCGTGGCGGCGTCGGTGAAACTGGCGAGCGAGTCGTCGGTCAGCGTGGTTTCAATAACGCCGGTTCCGCCACGCTGCGCCTTGATCTCATCCACAAGATCGTCGAGCTGTAGGCGTGTAAAAATTGTAACCAGTGGGTAGTACGGTATCCTTATGCGGTTTGTTCCGGTCATTGTGGCAAAGGTGAAACCGTTCACGGCGTCAATGTCCGGGCTGCCGTATGATATCAAAACATCGACATTCGGGTTGTTGTCGTCTATTCCGTGATAGCCTATGCGCGGGTTACAATAGCCAAAATTCATGGCGTACCTCACGGCGTCGTATTCATAGAACCCGTGGTATTGTGTCCCTGCGTTTAATACTGCGATCGGATATTTAAGGGTGATCTTAGTCGCGGAGATATATGCCGCGTTGTTTTGACCTGTGGCTGAAAGGTCGGCATATAAGAGCGGCGCCCCCGCCAGTCCTCCGACGACTCGCACAGCGCTGTACATGGTGTATGAGTCCCGGCTCGGCTGGATGTCGTAAACGTCGGCGTTCTCGTCGAGCTGCAGCGGGGCGTCCTCAGTGGCGGAGTTGTAGCGCATGTTGAATACCATGTCCGGCGTGATCTCCCACCACGCGCCTGCGGTGCTACTTAGGCTGTCGAGTTTGTCGCTGACGTATTGGCCCCATAAAAGGGCGGGGTCTGAAAGCGTGTAATTGCTGAAATCGTCGATCGTGCCGAGCGTGATGCCCTCGGCCGCGAGGCGCTCCTCAAATATGCCATAAAACTCAGCGAACGTCACGGAATAATAGGGCGCGCCCGGATGGTTCCCAAGGAGGACCTGTGCCATATTCGCGCCGGCGGGAAATTGGAGATCAACAAAAATCGAGGCGATAAAATCGGCATTGCTGGCGATGGTCAGCGTGTATATTTTATCGGTTTGGCTGTCGGTGGCCGTGCCCATGTCCTGCTGATCCAGCCCGAGGATCGTGCCGGCGAGGACTGTCTCGGCGCCGTCCGTAATCTTGATATAGTCGCAGCTCTGCAGATCCGTGGAGGCGACGGGCACGGCCGCGCTGATCGTCGACGATGTTTTATGTGCCGCGGTTTGGGAAACGGCGCCGCCGATCTGCGGGAGGACGTCAGTTCGTAGCACGTTGTTGATATATACTTGCATCTCATATCCTCCTTGTCATTTTGTCGCTGTACTGCGCGTTTGTGACGGTGCTCGCGAGCTTTGTCTTGTCGGCGTACAGGGACACTGCCGCGGGTTGCACAACGATGGTCGTATTTCCGGCCCGCAGTCCTGCCGCACTTGATAGCGAGTTGGATATTGCCGCCGTCACACTGCCGGTTGTCGATGGGTCGACCTGCAAGGTGCCTGCTACTTTTGTTGTTACCTTTTTGAGCGCCGTCACAACATAGTCGTCGTTGCCGGAGAGCTCATCCCCCCACGTTTGCATCATGTCTTTAGGCCAAGACGGGAATTCTTTCAGTGGACCTTCGTCGGGCACGGAAAAATGAAGGAATGAACTGATTTTATCAGCAACACCTTTTACAGCGTCGCCAATAGCTCCAATTCCGCTTTTTATGCCGTCTATAAGGTTTTGTATCATGTCCTTGCCCCATTGCAGCATCTTTGCGGGCAAATCCGTTATAAAACTTATTGCTGTGTCAAACGCATGAATAATTATGTCGCCAATTCCCGCTATGTCATTGCCAACATCTGTGACAAAACCCTTTATTCCTCCTATGACATCATTCCATAAGCCAGACAGCCAATCTTTTATCTGTGCGAAATGTTGCCATATAAGCAGCGGAATACCGATAAAAGGTACAAGCACCGCGAGAATAAGCGGCCCCCACTGAGTAAAGAAACCGACAGCCCATGTCCATATACCTTGAAAAAATCCTACAATAGCATTCCACGCGGTTGTAAGTCCGCTTGTTATGTCCGCCCATAGTTGAGACAAAAATGCGCTTATTTGGCTCCAATGCTGAAATATTAAAAGTGGGATAAGCAGAAAAGGCAATAAAACCCCTAATATTTCAGGATACCACTTTTTAAAGAAGCCCGTCATCCAACTCCACATATCATTGAAAAATTTTTCAATTCCGTGCCAAGCATTAACGAAGGCATTACTTATCGTTTTCCAAAGGTCCACAAAGAAACCACTGATAGGTTTCCAGTATGTCACGATGAGCGCGGTTATTGCAATTAGGGCAGCGACGGCGGCGATGACAATCAATATAGGCCATATCACGGCAGTGCTGGCGACGGCGAAAAATCCCATTACCGTAGTTGCAAGCGACATGCCGCCTATTAAAATTCCGAGTACCGCGACTACCCCGAGGATAGCAGCCGCAACTTTCGGGTGCTTCTCAATAAAGTCCGCTATCGGGGTTATTATTTTAGATAATCCCTCTAACAACTGAGAAAGAACAGGCAGCACTGCCCCACCGATTTGCGTCTTTGCCGCGTTCCACAGGTTAGTATTTTCCTTGACTTGCCCGCTATATGATTCAAGATCGGTTTTAGCAGCTCCGCCGAAACGTTTATTAAGCCGGTCTTGCACGTCGGCCATCGTTATGGTCGCACTCTCGCTGTTGCCGAGTTGCTTAACTTCATCTTTCGAGAGGATGCCGAGGGTCACAAGAGCTCGGGTCTTGCCGTTATACGCATCCGCAACGACGTCGGCAGCACTCGCAAGGTCCATGTTGTTGCCCGCGGCTACATTGGCAAGGGTGCCCGCCGCTTTAAGCGCGTCGCCAACATCGAGACCCTTTTGAGTTAAAACGGTCAAGGCGTCTCTTGCCTCGCCTCCTGAGAAACTCGACATGTCCATGATTGTCTTTTTAAAATCAGTTATGTCTTTGCCTGCGGACTTTGCGCTCATGCCTTGATTTTGTAAAAGGTTCGTAAGTGTATCGGTTGCCTTTTGTGCGGCGGCAGCCGATTCCACTGTGTCCGCTAAAAAGCCCGCAATGCCAACGCCGACCGCACCGAGCGCGGTCTTGATACTTGACGCGGTAAGGCCGAGTTTTGATGTAATGCGTTGGCCGAGTGTAGCCGCGCCTGAACCATACGCTTTGTCGACCTCGGCGGAGGCAGTGTTTACGCCCGCGACAACCTCGTCTCCAGTAGTCTTAGCATCCCCAGCTATTTTTTTACCTGCGCTCTTGGTCGCGTCATCGGCTTGCGCCCCGGCGGACTTTATTTTTTCGAGGGCCTCTTCGTTGGCCGTGTCGATCCCCGAGGTGTCGCCCTCGTATTTAAATACTACTTTGCCGTCCTCGGCCATGCTGCTCACCTGCCTTTGTTGTTGTTCTCGGCCCAACCTTTTAACGTTTCAAACAATGAGGCTATACCCTCGCGGAAATTCGTCGTGCTCTCTCCAGACTGATCAAGCGCGAAGGCCTGCTTGGCCTCACGGAGCGCCTTGATCTCGTCCCCGTTATATTTGTTCGCTGCGGGATATTCGCGCGCCCTGATGCTCATGATCTCGACGATGCGGGTACCCTCGGGCAGACCCTGAAATAAAGCAATAAATTCACGCCAGTCAAGCCGATTTCTTTCGGCAATCAGATCTATTCTATATATTTGCATAAACGCGGCGTATATATATTCCGCGTCCTGGCTAAAATCAAAAGACTTGGGGCCGATTTTACCCTTCGGCGGTTTCGGCTTTATGCAGTCCTCGTATATCCCATTCCAAAGTTTCACACCCGAGAGCATAGGACGTGGCCACTTAACGAGCAACTTTAATGCCACATCGACCTTGTCGTTATCTGACAGTAGCTTATCATCCATTGCGTCGAGCACCTGCAGGACGCGGTCATACGATAGGTTGAGGCGATGCCCTTTGTACCACCGTGAAACCGGATTTGTGAGTTTCAAGAGTTACCACCTCGCATATTTCACGAGCTGCTTTTTACGCTGTTTGACATTCCGCTTAATAATCGGCATGAGACAAAAATGCACCCAGGGCGATATCGTATAAAATAGTGCTTCATAATCTTTGTCGGCCTTCTCGGCGATCGTTTTCGCATCCTCGGCGCTAAAAATGATCGGCAATATCCGAGCCGTAAACTCGGACAGGTTCTTTTTCACATCGCCGCCGTGCGTAAACTCGCGCACCATGTCGTCCTTTGCTTGTCTGTATTCCCCAACAAAAGACATTAGATTCTGATTGACCGGAATTTTTTCACCATTGAATTTAAAAAATATATCTGTAATATTTTTATGGAACATAAGTCCCTCGCTTTCAAAAGAAGGGCCCGGTTGCCCGGGCCTGTCATTTATGCGTGTGCTGTGACAGTCGCGATGCCTGCTTTTACTGCGGCATTTGCAGCCGTAACTTCGGCGATCACTATCTGATTACCTGTTACTGCTGTAATAACGGCCGAGCCGTCCCACGCTGTCCAACCTGTTGTTAAGATTGCGCCTGCTGCAGGCAGGGTCTCTGTTGCGGCGGTGGCGTATTTGTAACTGTTGCCTCCGGCCTTAGCAGGGTTGACATAGATCGAAGTTGTACCAGCTGTAGTAGGCCCGGCGACCGATACGACCGACAGAGCACCAAGGTTTGGCGTGAATGTCGGCAGACCGTCGAGATGTACTTCAAAGCTTATCGCGGTCGCCTCGACTGATTTTCCGCCGGTATCGTCCACTTTGACGAGAGTGCAACCACCCGTAACGGTGCTGCCGTCCGGTGCGACGAGCTTGTAGTTGGTTTTGCGCGAGCTGCCAAAGCCATACTGTACTCCGACGCCGTAGATGTAGTCCTGCGCAGCGTCGCCTCTTATGCGGTTGCCGGTAAATGTCGTTATGAGCTGGCCGCCTAAGACCTCGGTCGTGCCCCATCCGTTGTTGGCAAGATACTGGTATGACTGCGTGACCTCATTCAGCGACTTTTTATAGTCATTAATGCCCGCGCCGATCTCAGCCCATATAGGGCCGCCGCTTACCGGTGAGGTGTCGATAAAAAAGCCATATTGATAGTTGATATCCAAATCAAACCACTCCATTCTGATAAAAAGTTATTTTAAGAACGCTCCCGTAAAGGTATTGCTGATTGTTCGCGTCCTTACCGATGTAATTCGGCTCCGTGCCGGTTGCAATATTACTGATCGAATAGTCAGAGCCGGGAGGATAGGCTTTAAGCTGCGTAAATTGCTTATGGACGGTTTCGAGTGTCGAAAGTGCAGCGGATTGATCTACGTTTTTGGCGTTGACCGTGACATAGATTTCATGTTCTTTGCCGCGGTCGAAGTATTCGTCATTCACGCCACCGGCACCGCAATAAAGGGCAATGCCGTTTGCTTCGGGCATAGCGCCGATTATAGAGCCGGTAATCCCGTCACAAAGGTATTCTAAAATTTCGGCAATCATTGTTATCCTCCATCCGCAGTTTTTTGGAGTATCTTTTGATAGGTGCCTTTGTTTTCCTCATAGCCTTTGTGCGCCCACATTAGTGATGCATTTGAGTTGACGTCAGGCGATGGATGGCCGGTATAATACATGCTTTTGGCATAAGGGGTATCCCACACAAGCAGACCGTTTTCAAGATCGCTTGCATTGATGCTGCTGTCGATCAGTGCGCCGGAGTCTTCCCTGCAGTAATAATTTGCATCCTTGAGGGCCTGTGCCGCCACGGCGAATATACCCTCGTCCCGATTGGCATCAATACGCGCCTTGACAGCGTTTCTGTCGAATGCGATCGTAACCATCTAAATCAACCCGATTTCTAAGTGGTGAGCAGTAACACCCTTGTCATAAAGCGAGTCGGGCTCTATAACCGTGTATGTGCGCCCATTAAATTCGATCACATCGAGCCCCTTGAACTGCATACCCGTCGGGCTGCTGTCTTGGCAATCGTAATACAGGACGCTTGCAAGCTGTATTTGAGTGTTGTCCTTTGACAATATGATCTTGCTTGTCGGCTCCATGCGTACATAATTGACCGTGACCGAGGCGGCGTAAGACGGATTGCTCCACGCGTCAGTGCCCGTCCTTGCCTTATATGTGATGGTATGAGGTCGCATCCAACGCGGTATCTTCACCATATCGGCCAGCCTCCATACCCCATAAATTCCCCACCGTGCACCCCAACGTTGCGGCTGAGTAGTCCGGTGGGTTCAAGCATAGATATTGCCATAGGGCATACACGGGGATCTGTGCGCTGCTGTTTATCGGTCACTCGTTGCTTGATTGAGAATTTGCCTATACTTACGCTATCTGATGCGACGCCCTGCCCGCTATTCGCAGTCTCAAGGCCGCCGTTCTGAATAAAATATTCAGTTTGATAAGCGGCGGCCTTTTGAATCTGCGTTTGAATGCCGGCAGAAAAGGAGAAAATTCCACCGGCGCCGGAGATAGCAAATGCGGTTATAACATCGATTATGTCGCAAGCTCGGAGTATAAGGGCGGCAAGCGTAGTGCTGTCGGTGCTCGCGCCTTTAAACGTGTTCGTGTAATAAGTCGAATCGATATAAGACATCTATGCCGCCCCCTTTCATTAGGTACTCGCCTTTGAAACGATTGTTACGGTGCCGGTGCCTACAGCCTTATTGCTGACCGCGTTGACCTCGGCGACGGTGATAACTTGTCCTGTGGTGAGCGTCAAGTCGATGCCGGTGCCGAGCGGAGTCCATCCGGTTGTAAGCACGTCGCCATAGGCAACGGAAGTCGCGCCGACAGCCGCCTTATAGATGAGTATCGTGCCCGGCTTGAGGGACTCGGCCACGCTGATAGTAGATTTGCCCGAAGCAGAGCCTGCAACGGATGTCACGGTCAAGGTCAGAAGCGAAGGGGCGCCGATATTGGCATAGATGCCGGTGAGGCGCTGATTGAGGGTAAAGATATCGTAGTAGTAGGACTCATAATAGAGCCACTTGCCGCGCGTCTTGGCATCAGGTGGGGCGATCATGGACGTTTCGTAAACGACCGGGGCAATGATCGAAAGCGGATGGAAAATAACCATGTTGATCTGAGAAGCGCCAGAGGCTTTGACCGAACCCTCGGTAAAGTCATAGGCAGAATACATCAGATCGGACGGTACCTGCTTAATCATCACGCCATCAAGGTTTCCGATCTCACGGTTGACGCCGCCATCATTCGAAGAACCCACGGTGAGGAAGCGCGTAAGGCCTGCAGCCTGCTTGAGAAGTTTATACCAGGCAGGGATGATGTAGCAGATACGACCCGCCAGCGGCACGCGTGCGTCCGTCAGGGTGGCATTGTATGTGTCGAAGGCATCAAGGATGGTATCTGCTGTAAGCGCAGTGGCGTCGACGTTCCCGAAATATGTCGCGGCGGTCGCCAGCGTGGACGACGCATAAGAATCCATTTCGGGCATTTTCTGAAACTGATTGAAGGTCTGCGTGATCTTTGCAATGGAATAAACCATGTTTGTTTCGTCGATGTCCTTCTGGTCGACAAGCGTGTCCCATTCGCGGTACATGCTCATGGTCTTGGGCTCATACTGCGCGTTGAAATTCCTTGTGAAATCTCCCGACAGGCTGTCACGGTCGACGTTATGAGCGCCCTTGACGGTCATGGACGGGATCTCCACGGTGCGCGCATTGGTCAGAGACGGGACATAGAGCGAGTTGTTCGGCGTGGCGTAGACCTCACCGAAATACATGAGATATGGGTATGCGTTCGCGAGTTCCTGCGAATAGGCTACCGCATAGTTGGTAGGTGCCTGAGTAAAAGCCATTTAAAACACTTCCTTCTTATTTTTTAGGTGGGACAAAACCCCAAACATCGTTAAATGACGGGGTATCTTTCCCTCCGGGCATTCCGCCTTTGGGCGGTGCGCCGAATTGCGGCTTTGTGGGAGATGCGGAGTCTTCGGCGGTTGTGAATAAAGTCTTGACGCTCTCGTCTTTGATTAACTCGTCAAGTTGTTCGTCAATGCCGGTCAGCTTGTCACCATCGAGCTTGATCTTCTCAGGGTCAAGCAGGGCGCGCACGGCCTTGGCCGCATTGTCGCCTTTCACACCTTTGGCCTTGAGGTGGCCAGCGAGGGCATAGTCGAATTTGATACCGCCGAGCTGCTTTTCAAGGTCGGTTGCCTTGGCAGCCTGCGTCCTGAGCGTATCGATGTCGGTATCTCCAAGTTGCTTTTTGAGCTCTTCCTCAAGCTGAGATTTAGGGACATAGTCGCTCATTGATGTGCTGTGCAGCGTTGCGACTTTATCTATCAGCTCATCGGTGAGCCCCATATCTTTGAGTGCTTTACGTGTAAATGCCATAATTATAACCTCTTTCTTAACGCCTTGGTTAAAGGCTATTTGCCGTAGTTTTGCGACTTCGACGCGGTCATCTGCCGTAGTTTAACGCCATCGACGCGGGCATGAATAAACCGCCCTGTGGCGGCTACATCATATCGTTATCGTCATCCTCGACGGGTGGGATAGGTGTTACCGGTTGCGGGGGTGTTGGAGCTGGCCCGCTTGTCGCGCGCAGGAGCTTATAATCAGCTTCTTTGCGGAGCGTCTCGCGATATTCCTGCAGCTTATTGACAACGTCGGCATATTGCGGGCCAAGCGATGCTTCGGCAGAGGCGAGTTGTACCATAATGGAATTAAAAATTGACCTGGCCTCAATAAGTGAGGTGCGGGCGTCCCGGTCTGCAACCGGCAGGGCAGCAGCGCATGTTAAAGCGTCTACAATAGTCATTTCCTTGTAGCCGAGCGCAATGCCGATTTCGGCCACGTCATCAGACATGTCGCCGATCATTTCGTAATAGTCCAAAAGTTTCTCGTGCGTTGGGAACCATTCACAGCCGATCACGTTGTGATGCAATGTTAAAAGGTTTTCATAGGCCATTTTTAGCATTGCTATGAGTTTGAGAAATTCATTCAATCCTTTCACCTCCTTATGAATAATAAAAAGCGCCCTGTGGCGCTTGCAAGCTATTTTATGACACGTTCACGATCGGGGCGCCGCGTTCTGCCGGTCTTATCTACAAACGCCCTCATGCGGGTCTGCGCGGCCTTTACTTTAGAATTGGCATTGCTCGCGTCAAGTCCGGCGCTGTTAAGCATGTCGGATTTACGCTTTGCCGTGCGGATATCCCTCTCAATAGATCGCTGCTGCTGGCTTTGCTTGTATTGCTCGGCGTTCTCGGCCTCATCTACGGTCGGCTGGTATGTTTTAGCAGACGCACCAGCGATAAACGGGTATTTTGTATGATGGCAGTTAATACCGAATAGGCCCGCAGGTTCACCGTAACTGGTATCAGACAGAGCGCCATAATGTATTTTGTGACCATCAACGTCGGTCGTTGTACCAGCACCATTACTACTGAGTAGTTTGCCCTGATATGGTGCGCACAGAGGCCGAGCCGCCGATACAGATGAAACTTCAAATACATCGACTCCGTAATCGCTCATACGCGCATCCTGTGCTGCTATGGCCGTGTTATGGACGGTGGTTTTAATAACCATACCCGTGTATGCCTCAGGCGTCCATGTCCGGCCCGCCTTATCTACAAGAGCAGGGAGCCCTTTATCTGCAAACTCCTCAATAGTTTGTTTTAAAGCCTGTTGTCTTGAGATAGCCCCGGATGCAGCTGCATAGGTTGTCTTGTTGATGATATCGACGTATGCCTGTTGTGCCTTGTGTAACATGGTCGTGTTTGTGAGGTTCATTTTATCAATTGCTTGCTTGGTATAGGATGCCAAAACGTTTTTTACTGCAGGAGATATTTCGATATCGATGGCTTTTCTGATTAGATTATCCTTTGCAGCCTGTTGAAATATCGGCTCAATCTCTTTGATTGCTTCGTTCGCCGCTGTCTCGAGCGCAATCATTGTCATCTCGGGCACTGTTCCGGTGGCGTCGGCAATGATCTTGATATTTTCTTTTGTGAGGCCACCCATTTCGGCCAGCTTCTTAATCTGCCACTTCGTAGTAGCATCTGCTTGGTTTCCGCTGTCTCGCAAACGTCGGGCAATAGAGTTTAGCAGGTCGGACTCAAGCCCGTTATAAACGTCAACAATAGGCTGCGCGAGGCTGTCAATATCAAGCTTCACCGCCGCCGCCTCCGTCGCCCTCCGGATTTAATACGTCGTCGACAGTAGCACCTGTAATTTGATCTTCTTTAGAAATCTGCGTGATCTCATCTTCGGCACCCTGCGGTGTCATTCCGAGCGTCTCGATCATAAAGGTCTTACGGCTTTTAACGCGAGCGCCCATAAGCATGATGCCCTCATTAACCTGTGACTGTTTATCTTTGATGATCGAGTCATCAAAGTAGATGTTCTTGGTGTAGCCTTTTTTTATCAGGTCAGCGATCTTGATGCCCTGATACTCGATATCATAAAGCACAGCGATATCAATGATATTGTCGACCAGCTTCTCGATGGCTGCCTTAAGCGGTATCTCGTGCGAAGTCATGGTCTTGTATGTCTTATCCTTTTCGCTGATAACCTGCGTCGCCGTTTGGATACCTTTGGCCTTGTCGTCAAATGTCAGCGTACCAGGGGATAGGCTGAGCTGAAAAGACAGGATACCGAGCAGCGCGTTGATCGCCAGGACGTGTTCGTCAACTCTGATCTCAACGCTATTATCGAGTATCTTGAGGCTTTCGGGGTCATCGGTTGAAAGCGCCTGGTATACCTCATCGTTTGCATCGAAGTAGCGAAGCGTCTGCCCAGAGTCGGGGTCAATTACTTGCCGGATTGCGGACGCCGGAACGATAATCCTTTTGCGACCGAGGATAAACTCACGGATAAATGAGTCAAAGGCAATGTCAAGAGCCTTGAGCGTTGAAAGCGCATTCGCATAGAGTGAAATACCAAGCGGAGAGTTGTCATCAAGGTTGTTCGCTGTGTTTGGACGATAGTAGGAAAAGAGCGAACGCTTAAGCCCGACAATAGGCGTCTCGGGCGACAGAAATTTATAAACCTCATCAAGCGGGCGCTGAAATCCGAGGATGTTTTGATTTTCAATGCCCGGTTTCTGTTCGGCCCGATATAACTGATTGCGTATGATATAGGTCGTCCCGTCCCATTGGTGCCATGCCAAGGTTGTATAATAATATCCGCCCTTCGCCTGACGGCTGATAAAAAGGCCCTCGGTTATGTCGGAATTAGACCAGGCAAGCGGGACAAACTGATCGGCCATATAGTAACCAATGACGATCTTCGGTTGCACGTCGGGATCGGTTACGAGCTGGCCATTGTCATCCTGTATCGGGTTGCCTTTATCATCGAGCTTATATGTAGGCTCGGCCCATACCATAAGAGCGCCGCCGCCGAGTGCAAGCGTCTGCTCAAGGTGTTCCTGCATTTTGACCGTGAAGTTGTTGCCCTCGATATATTCATCGCCGTTAAGTACGGCATTGACAAACAGATTAAGCAGGTCAGGCTTGTCGTCGGTCGCCTCATATCCCTTTTGTGATACAGACACGCCGCACTTTTCAGACCACATGAGGGAGGCGAGCTCCTGACAAACGGCTTTCGCGGTGTCAAGGCGTTCCATATCGCGCGTGGCTTTTTGGTTTGCGATGGTCGGCGCAGGGACGAGGTGCCATAACTTATAATATCCTCTATAAATCCACTTCCACGGGAAAATACCTATGTTGTAAAACTGACGGTATGAAGGAACGCCCACTAAATCAAATACGTCTTTTTTTGCCTGTTCAATACCTGTAACCTGTGCCATCCCGTGAAACATCCCCTTTACTTTGGCAATGAGATTTTCAAACATGCTATCACCTGCCTAATATGACGGCCCTGCTCTGAGATATAGGGCCGGATTTGATAAGATCGATTATGTCTCGCTGATGCGTCTCTGTGCTGTATTCCTGCGCGTCAAGTGAGTCGATATTATACTCACCATTATCGAGGCGCACATCGTCAAATTTCTTGCTGTCCCAAACTGCTGTATAAAACGCCTCTATTGTGTGCTTGCAAGTGCGCACAATCTTGTATCTGTCGTTGGCAAACATCATGTTATAGAATGATATGCGGTCTATGATAGAGCCCTTTGTTGCGGTCTGAACGGGTACGCCGATATGAGCCCGTACGAGTGCGTTTCTAAACCCACGTATAACCATCGACATTTCAGAGTCGGCGCGTGCTTCGATAACGTTGTAACCTGCTGCGAGCTGCTTTTTGACAAAGGCGACGAAATCGTCCTCAAGTTGTGTCGGTGTAAGCGGGTCTTTGGTGTAATATTCATCTATCGTCACAACGCCGCGCATACCGTATTTAAAGCCCGTGGCTTGAAACGCCTGGGCGGACTTAGTGCCGCCGAAGTCAACGCCGATAATCATGAATTGAATATCATGCGGCGGTGTGTTGATAACATAGCGCTCCGGGTCATCTGCAAACTGCCGGTAGATAACGCCCTCGACAGGTGTGCGTTTGCCGAGGATGTCGCGCCTGAACCATACGCTTTTCTTATCGTAGGTATTGATAACCGTGCGGACTTCCTCGTCCGACATGCTCATATTATCGGAGATTGTCATATGGCCGTAGTTGTAGCCATACGAAGGATCTGCCGCTTGCTTCGCGGTATGAAAGTCGAGCACATCCTTGTAATACGGATGGCGAGGGTCTTTTGGGTTGAGATCGTGAAATATCTTGCGGTTTTTGCTTGAGAGCGTGCGGTCAAAAGCCTCTTTGATGAATGACGGATAACAAAGGTTTGCCTCAGTTATGAGAACCATGCCGTAGGTATTGCCCTGTATAAGCTTCTGATCTCCGTCTTTTCCGCCGCCTGATATGAGAACGACCTTTTCACCGGTCGCGGTCTGCACATAAAGGCATCTGCGGTTCTTATATTCACCCTCGCGGCATCTGCCTGTGAAATAGTTCGTCATGCCGAAGCCGTCGCAGTCGATGACATTGAGTTTCGCGGTGGCGATAGAAAAACCGCCCACAAGATGTAAGCGGTTAGGGTGCGTTTCAAGTTGCATACAAAAAGCGAGAGTTTCGACGACGTTTTTGCCGCCTCTTTTTCCACCCTCTGCCACATTAAACCACGATGTAAATGTGCGGTCAAAATAAGCCTTTTGATTTTCGGTGAATGGCGCAATCTTATTCATTGTCCATTCCCTCGATCTTTCTATCCGGTACCGGATTGTTGATGATGTCGACGATCTCACGCAACCCTTCTTTGATCTTCTCAACATCCTCGCTCACTCCGTGGAGTTTGTCCTCCTGAACCTTGACGGCGCGCTCCTGCAGAGCGATGCGGTTTTTCTCAAATTCAACCTTGTGCTTATCCTGCGGCATCCACTCAAAATATTGCATGAGCCACTCATAGGCCTTCATGTGGTCAGCAAGCTTTATCTTTACGCCGTCGCGCCCCTGGCTGATCTCCGAGATCAGGGCTGTGTCGACATAGCGCGCATCATTGAGATCGACATAGTTGACGATCTTTTTGAGATTCTCTTCTTCGCCCTCTGCGTTTGTGACGGTGATCGGCCCGAACGGTCCCGTGACGTCAACCTCACGCTGCCCGAAAAAGACATAATCGCCAAGGTCAGAAAAGGCTATTCGCATCATGCGCTCGACGATGTCGTCAGGCTCAAGGTGGAAAGCTTCGCGACGCTGGCGGCGAAGAGCAGCGAGATAAGCCTTTATGTTAGGCTTTGTTAAAAGAGTGGACGCGCTGGATCGCGCCGAGTCGTATGTGCAGCCATAAGCTTTCGCATAGGCTTGCGTCGCATTGTGGTTTCTATCGAATATCTCACAAAAAAGCCGTTCCTTTGCTGTCAGCTCTTCAGCTTCAGGTAGCTCAGGTAATGGCTTTTCTTTTGGTGTACGCGCGCTCTTTTTTTGTATGCATACTTTTTCGCCTGTGTGCACACCATTGCGCGCCCATTTATAACGTGTCTTCCATGATTTAACGGTATTTATGGTGACGCCGTATTTTGCGGCGAGGTCTTTATATTTCATGCCGCCTAAATAGTCCTGTTCAACTGCTTTACGGTCTATCTTGTTTGCCACCCTCGCCACCTCTCTTCAGCCGTTTTTTACGCCACTCACGCCAATATGCGTCCGCGTCCCTTGCAACCATGTCAAATAGATGCTCATCCCACACCGGTCTGAAATGCGGATGCCGTTTGTTGTGGGCGCTATGCTGTTCCATGTTTATACCACTTACATTTAGTGAGATCGCGTATAGCCGCATTTCTGCAATGGTTAGAATTATATAGGCAGCCTGTATTGCCGCAACGCCTAAGCTTGAGGAGCTCAGGGCAGACTTCCTGACACTCTTGCACGCATAAAGGTTTAATCGACGGCTCACATATTTCGCAGGGACTAAACACTTTCATTATAACGCCTTCTTTTTGGCATAAAATAGGTCAACCACTGTAAAAGCAAAGACACCCGCCTTTCGGTGAGTGCCTTTAAAAATAATCATTGTATACATATTACCACTTGACAAGCCTCTATTACTGTCATCTTTTTAGGAAAATTTATTATAAACCCTCAATCCGCGTTCCTCAGCAAACATTCGACGGGCTTTTGAAAGCCAGCGATATATTGTTTTTTCACTTGCAGGAACGCCAATTTCAGCCTGATGAACACGCGATGATATATCTCCTTTTTGCAAAGGCTTGTCTGCATCTGTGAAATAAACAATTTCGATGGCCTGCCGCGTGTAACAGTCAAGTATTCTCATGGTTTTCTCGACCGCCAGAATATCGAGCAATTCCCCGATGCGCTCCTCGACCTTATTTTCGGCGTTTATTACCGCATTCTCAGTCGGTTTCGACGGGCCGGAACCCTTGACGTGCACTACGTTTTCGGAGGCGAGCGCTTCGGCGTAAAGGCGGTCGCGGAGTTGCTGATATGTAGGCTTGCCTATTCGGGCATAAAATCGAAACGCCTCAGTGCAGTAATCACGAAGATGGTCTTTCAAACTCGCGCCTCCTTTCAAACTCGTCAATTATCGTCGGTATCTGGTGCATCCTCTGCGCCCTCCTGCGCTTGCTTTATCGCTAAATTAAGCAAACCTGCGACCTCTCCAAGATGTAGAGCAATCTTCATGCGCATTCCAGGGATGAGTACGGAGAATTTGTCACGAGCAAGTTCAGCACTAATTTCGACGGGATGATTTTCGATGACGTTGTTACGCACGAATACGGCTATGGTTTTGCGAATAACTATGGGGTTTTCTATGGGGTTTTCTGTGGGTTTATTCAATTTCATTCACCTCTTTTATTCATAACCGCCCATTTTCTCTGAGCCTGTTTCTTTCGGTCAACTTTGCATTTATCGCACATATCCGTTACCTGCCGCTTGAAGAATGTCGTCCCGCAGCGCCGGCAATATTGTTCGCGAATGCGTATAAATGCTGTGCAACTGTCGCAGTCGGTCTGATCGGCGGTGCAATGTCCGTCCCAGTTCATACAGAGGTCTTTTTGCCAATAGTCATTATCGCCATAGTACTTTTTGACCTGTGCCCTGATAATTCCGGCCAAAAGCGCAATATTATTTTTAACCTCTATTTTTTCAGTCACAGTTTGGTTTTTAAAGGTGATTGGTCTCTCCGGACGCCCGTCGCCCCAGTGTCCGCTACCCATAAGCTTAATGACCTTATCAAGGCTTTCGGTCAGGTACATGTCAAATACCCTGCCTCGGAGTGCCTTTGATGATCTGCCCAGCTCGTCCGCCATGAGTTCGTAGCTTAAACCCTGCTTGATCATCTCGCCCATGCGCATATAATCGGCGTCGCTCCAAAGCTTGTGATTATCCGCCTTGAGCGGGCGTTCTTTGAGGCCAAGATCGACAATCCGTCTCTGAATAGCACCCGAAGTACGCTGAAGCCTTTTAGATAATTCGGAATACCCGTATTTAAACTGTTTAAGCAGTACCTTCAGGTGCTCATCTTCTGTGTGTGTCCAGGGCGTTGTTTTGTATCCCTGCTTTTTACGAGTATCTGCCCTGCGCTGCTCTCTTACCCATCTAGGTTCTTCGCCCAGCGAATTTTCAGGCACCTTTGAAAAATCGACGAATGTCCGGTTTTGCTCAGCCCATTTCCAAAAGTCATTAAGATAAATAATCCTGAAGCTGCAGTTCTCGACCTTTTTGGTTTTGATTGGAAGACCTCGGTTCTTAACCCAGCTGGTGAGCATACCTGAGTAGCTTTGATTTCTGCCGAGAGCATGCATCATCTGATTTAGCGTTATGTACTCGCCATTATCGAGGAAAGCGCCAAGTCCAAGCCGTTCCCTCATGACTTTTATAGCATTAACGCTTCGATTTAAATTTTCCGAAAGCTTTGGGATTGATATCGTGCCGTAATAATCCTGGAGATACTGAATTTCTTCCGGTGACCAGTTCGGTTTCAACCCCATGGTGCTATTCCCTCCCATCAAAAATCTCTTTAACGAATGCTTTAGCCTGATCCAGTCCCTTGATAACCCGAACGTCAACGTTGCGTTCCCTCATTCGGTCGAGCTGGTAATGCTGTATCCGCTGCATCGTGCCAACCTCGGTTTTCAGTTCAATATAGATCGTCCAGCCGTCCCGAGTAATAACAATTCTGTCTGGCACCCCAGGCTCGTCGGGAGATAAAAATTTATAACACAGACCGCCGTGCTGCTTAACCATCTCGGAAAACCTTTTCTCAAGTTGGCTTTCTTTCAATGAAGCTTTCATTTCGATCTCCCGTCAAAAATTTTTATGGCCAGCCTGCATTTGTCACAGCCGCCCTTCTCGATCTCTACAAAATACCTTGAAAGCCTATTTCTCATCTGTGCGGTTTCCTGATATATATTCCAGTTGATTTCGGCATTTTCGTAAACCTTGAGTATCCTGAGCTTTTCGAGATGCGCTTGATCCTTTGTGAGCGCTCCGGTTTTATATTCACGGTACAGCGACCTAAGTGACAAGAATAGTAACTGTCGAGGTTGAGACAATCCATCCAGCAGCTCGTCACCCCGAGCAGCAGCGCGCTCGATCTCTTCAACCATCAAGATGAAACGCCCCCCAAATTTATATACCATTCAAGCACTTTTATTGCAGATTCAAATCCATGGCAAACTGTTGAAAAATAACCTTGTGCAGTCAGTTCTTCGCGCCACCATGCCTGATCCAAGCTTTCCTTCCCGGTCTCGGCTTTCATTTCTATATAGAACCCATGATATCGTCCTCGGGCAACAGGTAAAAACAGATCCGGCACACCCCGCTTAACTCCCGCACGTTTCAGATTTTCACCCTCGGCGGCGGAGCATTTCCGTTCATTCGGGACGTGATATAAAAGGCGCAACTCCGGATATTTCCCTCTGACCGCTAACGACCATTTTATGACGGCTGCTTGATGCTGTGCTTCGGTCAATGGTTTCCACCTCTTTTAAGAAATTCGTAAATAGTGATTTCTGCAAACCCACTTGTTTTGGCAAGAATATGCTTGTTGCTAAAATCTTGTATGACTTTCTTTTGCAATCGATAATGCGAAATCCCCCCCCGGTAGAGCTCGACATATTCCGCTTTAAGCCGATCTATAGCTTTTTTATTATTTGCGATGAATTTAGAAAGCTGATTCTGAGTTATTCTCCAGCGTCCCTTTATCTTTTTGGCTGGAATAATGCCCTGATTTAAAAATTCCAATATTTTAGGATAGGGCGTGCCGAGTTGAAGGGCTATTTCTATCGGTTTTATATATTTCTGTTTCACCCCGCCCGCCTCTTTTCTCCCGAAATGACCCTATTCAAAATCATGCTCGCCTGCATCATATTGAGCTCACCAGTTTCAAACCCCTTGCACCGGCGGCGGATAATGGCGAGTTGCTTCTCACTGGCCGGTTTGGATCCCCAGCGCCGCACCGCGTTTAGATCCCAAAGTGCCCGCTCATCAGCAAACTGTTCACAAAGCATTTTATAAGCTTTATCAAAAGCGGTTTGCATAGGAATTTTGATACCGTTTAATTCTGTCATGCCGAGCTCGTCTTGAGCAGGAACGGTAATTCGCTTCTTATCCGGTAGGCTGCATACGAAGGATCCGTCCGGTAGTTTAAACCAGTTGACGTCATGCGTCTGATATTTCTGTTCTTTAGCCCACAGATTGATAATCTCGATGTTCTTGATCCAGCTCTCCGGGCAATCCGCAGCAGCTGCCGCCTTAGTGGGTAAATCAAATAGTGGCCCTTCAATTTCTGCCACCTTGCGTTCAGGCACGTCGTCCAGGTCAATACCGAGCAGTGACGGCGCCGTGCATAGACTAGCCCTGCCGCTGATCCCAACACAATCAATCAGATTCAGCCGCTCTTTGCCGGGCGATAACCGTAAGCCTCTGCCGACCATCTGCGTATATAGACTGTCCGACTGCGTCGGGCGGGCAATGATTATCGTTTCAACCAGGGGAATGTCTGTGCCTTCGGTGAATACCATGCAGTTCACCATGCACGGAATTTTCTTATCAGTGAAGTCTTTTATAATCTGGGCTCTATTCTCCGTCTCTCCCGTCACCACCGCGGCGCCCGGAATCCTCTTGGCGATCTCCTGTGCTTGATGTACCGATACCGCGAAGATCAGCGTCGCTCCTTGTGCCAATTTGGTATAAGCCTCAGCGATTGCATCTGCCGTGCCGTCCATGGCCTCGTCGAGTTCCCCTGGTGCGAAATCTCCGTGTTGGGTGCGGACTTTTGAAATGTCGTATCCGATGTTCACCCGACGGCAGAAGATATCGCTGAGATAATTGTTTTGTATTCCCCATTTGAGATCTCTTTGAAAAATGATATTTTGATAAATATCATCGAGCCGCACCTTGTCACCCCGGGATGGTGTCGCTGTGAACCCAAGCAGCAGGCGGGGGTGAAAGTATCCGAGCACGTTACGGTAACTTCTTGCAGCGCTGTGGTGTGCCTCGTCGCACACGACAATGTCGAATTCGTCCGGTGCGAATTGTCCGAGGCGGTGCGTCATGGTCTGAACCGATGCGCTGACTACCTCGTCCCAGGGGGAAGCGTGGTGCTGAGCCATTTCAATGCCTTTGGTGCATTCAAAGTATTTAAGCGGCTGCGTGACCAATTCTTCCCGATGAGACAGAATGAGCATCCGGCCGTGACGGGGGATCTGCGAAAACGTGACCGTTTTGCCTAATCCGGTTGCCATTTGTATAAGATAGGCTCCGCTTTCGGGGATGGAATCTATACACTCTTGCTGATATGGACGTAAAGTTAGCATTTTGACCTCCTATTGTGGAACAATTATGTATTTTGTGGAACAGCGTGGAACATATGTTCCACGGATTTTATCTGATACCTAAGCCATTTATTGACCTCTGTGGAACTGTGGAACAAATTGCGCACATTTTTCTATACGCGCGAGGTGTGTTAAGAGGATATTCCTGTGGTAATCCTCTCCTATGACACACACACTTCTCCTATAGGCTATGTTTTGTGTTCCACAGTTCCACACCTTAAAAAAGTGCCATTTTACAGCCTACCTATGGGGTTTTTTCTGTGGAACATCTGTGGAACATGTTCCACACTAAATATTACCGAATAGCCTTCCTATGCAGTTTCTCATAAAGGAAGGTCATTTTCATCGTCATATTCATCTTCAAATATCTGCAATTTCAAAACAATGCATTCAGCGAGAACGCCATTTATCCGCTTACCTTTTGAAAGCGCTCTGCCCCTCGTTTCAATTAAATTATTTGTCTTCAACCAGCTTAAAAGTCCTTGCGATGAGATACCTTCGTCATCACAGGCCCGTCGGAATACCGACGATATTATATAGGCCGTATTTCCATCAAGATATCCGTAAATTTCGCCGTTATATACCTTATCGCTGCCAGCATCTTCAGGACGAACAAACTTATTTCCGCTCTGCGCAACCCAGTCACACATATAATGGTATCCGCGCTCCGGCCCCGAAATGGCCGCCTTGCTCTTGAGGAATTCGGACATCTGTTCCATTGTCAGACACTGTCCGTCTCGGAATATCCATTCAGTTACGAGCGCGTCAGCCGTTACGATCAGGGCCGCGCTCATGGCCTGTTTCTCGGTCGTGTTGCTTTCAGAAAGCTCCTTATAATACTTTGCGTATATTTCTTTTGCCTTGTCGAATCCGGTTTCTTTGAGTTTTTTTATAAAGGCTTTTCCGGCAAATCCGTAATTAACTTTTAAGATCGTCGACAACCCGTGTCCGTCTTCGATGATGCGGTCGGCCGTTTTGCATTCAATTTCAATAACCCTGTTCGATGCACCTGAGCCGCTGTTGGCGTTCACGATGGGCGTCTCTCCGGTCGTGATTGTGCAATTGGCCCATGTAGGGGTCTTATCAATGCCGCCGGTCCGCGTCCCCCTGGTGCGCCCCACGCCCTCGGCCAAAGCGTAGACGTCAAAGTTTAATTTTCCGCGGTTATCCTTTGCGAGCTGGAGCTCATCAATCATCATCGGCAGGCTGTTGAGAAATGCGGCCAGTTTTTCGCGCCCAACCATGGTGCTGTTGAAAGTTTGTATGTACCGGCCGATATATGGATCTCCCCACACCGATGCTGCCATCATCAGAGCAACCGTCTTGCCTGTGCCGGATTCTCCGCTCCATAAATGCAGGAAGAACGGCAGGCAGCCTAATGGTGAAACAAGAGCGGATGCAAACGCCGATGCAAGGACAATTCGGGCAAGCAGACTGTTTTTGCGGATATTAATGATTGTTTCAAGCCAAAGCTTTCCGCTGCCGTGTGTCTTAATGCTCTCGAAAATACTTTTATAATTTGCGTCTCCGTCAAAAACCAAGCCCTCGACATATGGCGAAAACCCCTCATCATTTATCCAACCAAGGCGTCCGACGCTGTTCTTCTCGGGGATCAGATCATAATTACGATTCTCAATATCCGACAGATATTCAATCAGCGTGCCGGCCGACTTTGACGTCACCGCAATACCGTTCCCTGCAAGATCAGTTATTTTATTCGAGCTGGCAAGAATGTTTTTATCAACTATTATGTAGCGCCACTGCTTGCCCTTCCGAAATGCCAGTTTAAGTTTTTCCATGCCCGTATCAATATTCACAAGCCGCTCAACCGGCATGATCGGATGAGGGCAAGCGTATTCCTCCGAGCCGAATGCTCCTTGCCTTGAAACCCCGCCCTCATCCGCCCGCCAGTCGCCCGCATCGAGTTCAATCGGCTGGTCAGAGAATTGCGTCACCGAGCCCTGATAAACCGTCATAGCCTGTTTGCGGAGGCTCTTGACGTAAGCGATGTACATGGTCTTAAAATTTATCACTGCGGCCTTTTTAGCAACTTTGCACATTGCGGCCAAGGCTCGCTCGTGCTGAAACGGATCGCCATGGAGAGCATAAACCTCTTCAAACGGCGCGGTTGTGCTTAAAAAATCGTCTTGTGTGTATTCGCCCAAGTTTTCACCTTACTTCCATGGGTGGCTATCCAGCCACCAAGATAGATATTCAAGTTGTGCCATCCAGCTCGCCCGCCTCTTAATGTCCCGCCATGTCACAGGCTTGTCCTTGAGCGCCCACCATATGTACCGGTGTAATTCGACCTTGCGGTCATATTCAGCCCTGTACGCGGCAAGCTGCTCGGCCTTGGCTGCCTGTTCCCGCTGCCACTGATCCAGCGCCCTCCGATCGGGTTTCTGCCCGCACAATCCGAGCCCGAAATCCCCGTTTAGGCGAAGAACGGCCTGGAAGAAGCTAATATTAAATAATCGCATTGTAAAATCAAAAACATCCAGGTGCAGATCACAAACGAAACAGTGAAAGCGGTTATTCTTAATGCTACCGGATGGATGCTGGTCGTCATGGAAGGGACAGAGCGCGTGGCCGTGGATGTCAAAATGAATGCCGTAACGCTCTGTTACTTCCTGAATAGTGAGACGGGATTTGATCCGTGCGGCGGTGTCGGTCATTCCAGTTCCCTATAATCTACTATCTCGGTCAGCACCTCAGTATCAGCGCAATAATCACATACCCCGCACCGCTCCGGCTCAACAAGTCCGGCCTTTATCTCTGCGAACCGGACAATATTTTCCCGAACAGTCCTGAGAGCATAATCAAGTTGTTCCTGCGGGATGCTGATAATTTTTATCCTGGTTATTTTTTGCTTTGTCGCACCGGCAATGAAGAACGGCAGCGGTTTAGCGTCAGCGCCTCTGCTCTGTCGCTCTACCTCCTGATATATTGCGGCTTGAATGTCGTAGCCCCAAGCCTCAACAAATGGAAGCTTTCCCTGACCATCAACCCAAATCGGCTTAAAATCTTTCATTATTTTCAAATCGACCAGGCACTTCCCCGGATGATAACTGTCAATCTTAATCTTTACCGGCACGCCCTCGATCTCTCCGGTCATGATAACCTGCGGCTGTCCGGATAAATACTTCATAAACATTTCATCCCGTTCAATTCTTCGGATGATGTTTTCAGCCTGAATATAGTCGGATTTCAAGGTACCGGATTTTGTGAATATATCAGGGTTCTTCGCTCTGAATACATCCAGCGTGCCCTCAAAATATGCATCCACATACGACCCGACCAATAAGGCCGTAGACTTTTCCTCGGCATATTCGCCGCGGATCTCAGCTAATGCGGATGCGCTGCAGGATATGAATTTCTTAAATTGTGTACTGCCCATATAAGCGAGCTCGTTATCCTGGCTAAAATATTCCTCAGATGTTATCGAGGTCAACTGGCTCATCTCCCTTCGCAGCGAGCGGATCGTCAATCTTGTCCGCCTTCTCCAAATCGGCACGCCGCTGTGCGCATCCGGCACAGAGCGGCTTTCCATATTTCTTGTGGGTATATTCGGCCATGTATGCTGCGTTGCGATCGCCAAAGGCCTCAATTTTGCCCGAACAATCCGCACAGTGTGGTATCTCTGCTGTTTGTGTTATCTTAGGGACAATAGGCTTAATCCTCAGAGCATCTACAACGTCCCCGAAGGCCTTGACCTCTGTGGCGTAGAGCTGAATTTTGCAGCCTATCCACTCCTCAATATAAGGAGTTTTATAAAGTTTGGTTATGATCTTTGCGTTTGTGGCGTTCACGACCATCGGTTTCGGTTCCTCGATGAAGTGCATGATGATGCACTCTCCTTTTTTGCCTTCGGGGTTCGGAACAGTTTCCTTTGCTACGCTCTTTATGGTATAGATGGGCTCGATCTTCCTGCCATCGTCCGTATAAAGAGAGTAGGCGCCGAGGTAATCAGGATTATAGAGCTTTTTCCAATGAGTTTTTGTCATGATTAAATCACTCCATTTCCGTAACGATGAGTTCATCATCATTTGATGTTCTCGTCGCAATAAATTGAAGCCCCTTAGCCTTGCATTTCTCGTACAGTGCCGCACGGCTCTTATCGTCCAAACGTTCCGCGCCGTCGATTAGGATGATCTGCCAGCCGCCCGGTTTCGATATGGCCACGTCGACACACAAATCGAGCTTTTCACCATCCGATAAATTGCTTAAAGGCAACCTGTTCACAAGCGGGATACCGTTCTCGACCGTGAGCCCTTGCACCGGTATTTTCGCTTCCTTCAGAACGATACCAGGCAGTTTGCGCGCGAGTTCGATCTTATCGGTCAAAGCGTCCGATTTAACCTGTAACTCGTCAACCTCCAGCTGCATCCGCTTCATGCGGTAGTATTCATTAAGGTGTTTTTTCATAGTCTCGGCCGTTCTGGCCTCCTCAGCCAGCGCAGTTGTGTCTATTATGGTTTTGTCGGCATATTGTGAAGCGACACCGATATTGCTGTCTAATTCGGACTTGGCTGCCAGGTATTCCGATTCGGCCACCTTTGCCTTATCCTTAAGTTTGCCTTCCAGCGAAATGATCTGCCCTTCCGCCGCCACGATTTCAGCTTTTAAACGCTCGATCGTTTTGAGCAGCCCCTCACGCTCGTTTGCAATCGCATCCTTGGCTGCCGATATTGCTATATCCCGGTCGGCCGTAATGCCGCGCAGCTTGTCGTCATAGCTGGCCTTGTACGTCTTTGACTTTTCGATATTGGCGTTATCGCGGCGGATTTTTTCAAGCTCGGTATATTTCGCAGCGGAATCGTACTCCTCCCATGTTTCGGCCTTGTAACCGTCAGGGATGGATGCCCCAATATCCTCGGCAGCCTTTTTCTTAAACAGCTTGTCCGAATTGATCTGTTGCCGGGTCTGATAGTACACGCCGTTGTCGGCCTGTATCTGCTGGAGCACAGACAAAATGTTTTGATGATAATCTACGCCTTTCGGAATTTCGCCGAATTTATCCTGTATCCACTGCATGTCCCACTTGTATTCGATCAGGCTCAAAATGATACGGTTCTGCTCGGCGATGGGTTTCTGAATGAAATCCACCGGATTCAACTGGAGCGGCGTGAATATGTCGTCAAGAAATGTCTGCGGGCGGGGAATGTTCATGCCGTTTTCCTTCAGCGACAGGCTGCCAGTTTCCATCCCTGCCTTGATCTTCCGATCAATCCGGAGGCCAGTATCGGTTTCTATGATTATCTCTGCCTCATCCGCGCCCTGCTTGACTATGTAATCGCGGTCGCTGCGGTTAGTTAGCGCATACCGAATCGCGTCCAGCACGGACGATTTACCGGCTCCTTTCGGGCCTCTCAGCTCGACGCTGTTACTGCCGAGATGTGTCTCCGATACACCGAATGCGGTGCGAATTTTAATTAAAGATGTTTTCATTTGACATTCTCCAATTTCTCCAATATAATATTGGTGTAATAGATTTTTCTTACCAGCTCGCTCGTGCTACAACACGGCGGGCTCTTTTTATTGTGCAATAAGGACATACATAACCCTTGTGCGGTATTTTTGCTTTAATGCTTATGTTCCAACTTCTCCGACACTTCTGACATTTTGCGTTCAAGCTTGATCATCCCCTTTCAGAGCGAACGGATCCGGAGCAAGCATCTGATGAATAGATAAATGCAAAGACCATGAAAACGATCAGGTCGTAGATTGTATGCATGTTGCTGCCTCTTTTGTCATGCAGCAGGTAACCACATTGACCCGCCGACGTTGACCTTTTCGATGTGATTCTCTGTAACAGCGCTGATAATCTAAAAGCTCCTCCTTGTGGGTCTCACGGTAGGCGGCCTTCTTGGCGGCCAGCTCCTCCTTGTGGGTCTCACGGTAGGCGGCCTTCTTGGCGGCCAGCTCCTCCTTGTGGGTCTCACGGTAGGCGGCCATCTTGGCGGCCAGCTCCT